TGACGTCCTGCGTGGTGCTGACGGAAACTATCTTCAGCAGTCCCGTGGCGGGCAGGTTTCTCTTGGCGTTGTAGTTGATCAGTCGCGCCAGCCTCAATATGCTGTTCCTTCTCTCCGCGGTCTCTATGAAATTCTCCCTGGCGTTGAGATCCACCCTGAAGCTCAGGGCCTGTGCCACGTAGGCGATCAGGTCGATCAGCGCGATGTATTCCGATGATTCAACGAAATCATTGAAGTCGTCTGGATAGTTCTCGCGAAGATAGGCCACCATGGTCCTCCTCAGCGTCTCGAAATCGTAGGATTTGAAATCTGCCTGTTGGAAGGCAGTGTAGATCTTGCGCCAATCTTCGGCTACCAGCAATCGATTTTGTCTATCTGTAGAGGCCATACTTTAGTACACGGATATTTATGGGTATTATTATGTGCGCAGATTAAGAAAGGCGCAAAAGCGAGTTCTCGTCGAAGGAAAAGGTCAATTTCTCGGTGATATTGTATGGCACATAGGTTATGGTGGCCTGCACTGATATGCCATGCTCGCTCTCGCTGACCACTATGTCCTGTGTGCTGAGTCTTGGATCTGCGTTGAGGTTGTTGGATATGTCATCCGCTATGGCCTGTTTCAACGCCTCTGTCAGCGGCTCAAAGATCACGTCATAGATTATGGTGCCGAACTCGGGATTTTCAACCCGCTCGCCCTTCCTCACGCTGAGCCTGTTGATGAGATCCTGTTTGATGAGATCAAAGTCGTACAATTTATAGTTGGTCAATTCAGCCCTGGAGCTGAATCCCTTGAACACCTGCGTGCCCTGTGCTACTGATCTGTTCCTGTCGTCTATGGCCATAAAATGCTATCCAAAAAGTGATCCCAGGCTGAAGTTGCCCACGCTGAATGAAGGAAGGCTGAACGCGGTTGATATGCCTCCCAGGTCACCTATGCCCGGTATGGAACTAACTCCAAAATTAAAATAGTCGCCCACGTTCTTGGCTATCTCGCCAAATGCGTCTCTAGCATACACTCCCACCACGTTGGTCATCGAAGTAATCTCCCCTGCTATGATGTTCCTAAATTGGTTCGTGACGATATTTATGCCTGTGCCCAGCACCGCCTGGCTCACGCCTCGTATGGTGCCATCTGGCGAGATGTTTGAAAGATCTATGCCCGCTATGCCAGAATTGCCGAACACGCCCTTGCCGAACAGGTTCTCTATGTTGCCCTTGAATATCTCTGACTGACCGAACACGTTCTCCACTCCGCGGCCCACGCCCTGGAAAACATTGGTGTTGAATATTTTCTCTAGTCCGCCCTGTCCTGCCACTAGACTGGTGGCCCCGGTAATGCTCTGTCCCATATCATCATACAGCGCCGCTGTGTTGATGCCATCGCCCCTGAAGAGGTCCTGCGCCTTTGAGAACTTCCTGCCGCCGATGTCTCTGCTGAGGTTGCGCATCTCATTGTTGGCAATGTTGCCCACTGTTGTGGTGATGGTGTTCTTGTCTGTCTGTGCCAGCTGTCCCGGTATGTTACGGACGTTGGCCTCCAGCGATGACACCACCCTGCCCATGTCACCCAGCGTGTACAGCACACCGGCCTGGTTGACGAATACCTGGTCCTTGAACAGATTCAGTCCCTGCGTGCCAGTGATCCTCTTGACCACTTGATTGGCCACGTCGCTGATGCCCGCGGTTGAAGGATCGATCTTGAACGGACCATTGTCTGTTAGGTTGAATATGTTTGAATAATTATTAGTGAATTCCCTTGTAGCACGCTGTATCGCTGACACGTCAGTGGTGCTTGGCACGGTACTTTTTATGTATTTTTCCAGATCGGCCTCAAATTGTCCCAGGCGTATTACAGGTATACTGCTGATCCTGTTGCGATTTTCCGCATAGCCCAGGGTGCCTGGCCTGTTGGAGTCCTCAACTCTGCCATCGGATGTGAATATGTTTATATTGTCCTTGTGCCATAGGTATGGCTCGTGCGTTGGCACTTGCATGCCCGTCATGCCAGGTATGGTCCTGTCGACTTTTAAGACACCCACGGTGCTTCGAGGATCCAATCTGCCTGTTATTGTATTAGGAGGCTCTATTGGCGTAACGTCCGGCTGTTGCACCTCCAGGGTGCCTGTGCCCGAAGCTGAAAAAAATGAAGTTCTCCGCAACGGCTGCAACAGATTGGGATCCACTGGCGTGCTGTTGAAATGCACCTGGCTGCCCACGAGATGTACCTGCCCCGATGCCTGATGTATCTGGTTGCCACCCGCGGCCTGAGTGTAGATGCTCATGCCTGTGCGCAGGCTGTAGTAGCCTTTGTCCACTGTCACGTTCATGGCCCTGCCCGCCAGTTGATTTATTATAGATCCGTCTATACTGATAATGCCGCGTGGAACACGATCATTGGGGTTCTCTCCCAGGTGCTCGCTGGCCTTCATCCTGATGTTGTGGTTGGCGTAAAAGTTGATGTCGGCCTCGGAATGAAAATTTATGTCACCACCGGATCTAATGTTGTAGCCTTTCTGAGCGTAGATATCCACGATGCCGTCCTTGCTGAACTCCATCCACACCGTTCCTGCGGCGTTGGCCAGGTACACCACACCCGCTGTGTCGTGCATGAGAAGTTGATGGCCTGATCCCGTCCTCAATCTTATCAGGGTGTTGTCACCCCGTGCGTCACCGTCATCCATGACAAACGTGTGCCCAGCTGACCTAACCACCGGCGTGTCCTTCTTGGCGTCTGTGGGTCCTAATTTGGCTTTGTTTGCCGCGGCGTCGGTCCTGCCTGGCGTGCTGATACCAAATACTGCACTGGGGCTCTCCCTGCGTGCGGAGCTGCTGGTGGTCCCCCTCACAGTGTCCTGTATTAATCCTTGTTTTCTAAGCGTCTCTGCGTAGGGGTGCACCGGTTTGCTGAGCCTGTCAATGCCTCCAAGGCTGCTGGCGTATTTGAAAAGTGTCCTGTTGACCTCGCCCGCTGGCACAAGGTCCGTGCCGTATATGTCAGTCTTTGAAGCTGCCTCGACATCCTGCTGCCTGACCACCGTGTCCCTGGAAGCGGCCAAGCCCGGTATCATGTGATTGACATAGGGTTCCTGCACGCAGCCAAACCAATAGCCCTGCGACACCTTGCCCTCGACGAATATCACCAAGACCCGGCTGTCTATGTCCGGTGGCACCATCCACATGCCGTAGCTGTGCTGCGAAGCCGCATATTCACTGATGTCATCCGCGCCGGCACCCGAGGTGGCGTTGGAGCTTTTGGCACCATAAAAGGGCATTAGGTACTTGACCTCATAGAGCATGCTGGTGGGTCCATCCTCCGTACCACTCAAGCTGGGTATGATCACCTTGAGGCCACCCATGTAGGTGGGGTCCACATTGTCCTTGACTATGGCCATGTAGGGACCGGGATTGATGTCCGTGTAGGCATGATCCCTGTTGCGCCTGTTGGGTGTTGATGTGTCTCCGTATGTTACCATTATTGTCTGTTCCTTAATCTTTGATTAACTATAATATCATCTGGTGATACTACATCAGCCGGAAATCGATCCGCTTCCTGCTTTTTATCTATCTCGGTAATGCTGACCACCGGACTGATCTCCTTGCCTTGGTTATTGTATCTCACCATGTCCAACACCTGGGTGAACTTGCCCCTGTCAAACACGCTCTCCACCTGCACCACTTTATATAAGCCGCTGAAAGTGACGTTTTCAAGATTCTGGAAGTCCATGACCCCCAAGTTCTCATTGATGTCAGTGGGGAATCTAAAATCCAGTGTTACGAATGCCTCCGCTTCGTCGTATTGGAAGCAGCCCGTCTTCTCGTCATATTGCTTGCCCCGGAATTCACTCTGCTCTGTCTCCACTGGCCTGCCTGTGTTCTCCAACTGCCCCTGTAAAGTTTTGATTGGCAGTGCAAAATCCTGTCCTATGAAGGCGGGATCTCCCATTATGGTCATCTGCACGTTGACCATGTCCCCCAAGGGATTGGTGAGGTAGCTGTAGAACTCGTCCACTTGCGTCTGATTGGATCCATCCGCGGTGGCGCCATCCTCGGCCTTCTGCGTGGTGGGATAGCTGCGCAGCGGCAGCAGCGGCTCGGGATGGTACACAGTTCCACCATAGCGCTCCACGAGATCCTGCAGAGACAGGTCCTTGACGTCCTTGCTCTTTCTCGATCCATCATACAGGCGGGCCTGGTAGTAGCCAAACCTGTAACTGATCTTGAGGTCCAGTATCTCTGTGTTCTCTCCCGTGAATATGTACTTGTAGGCCTTCCTGACGGATTTGCCCCAGAGGCCACTGGCGCTGAGTCCGGGCACGGTGAAGTTCATAACGTGCACCTTATAGGGTATCACCCTGTAGATAATTGTTTTCTTGTGCTGCTTGGTTATGTTGTCGAATGGCTCCTCCATGACGATGGTGGTCTTGATCTTGAACCAGGGCACGTAAGGGTCTGGTGGTTCCTTGTCATACCCGCCATCAGAAGCGGTGGATAATCTTTCTAAGTCTCGCCAATATTTCTTCACTATGTCAGTGATGTTTTTGTATCCATCCGCCTGCTGCACGAGGTCCGTTATCAGCTTGGCTATGCTGACGTTGGGCCTGACGTTGAGAGTGAAAGCGGCTCCGAGTTTTTTCAAAAAATAGTTGGCTGATTTTTCCGCGGTCTGGCTGATGCCATCCTCCACCTGGATTATGTATTGGTCCACGTACTGGCGCATCTTTCTGTCGACTTCTATCTGCTGCTGCTCATTCAGCGCATTGGCCAGCAGTGCAAACGCCCCCGACAGGGTGTTGTCTGTTAGGAATCCGCTCAATGATTTCAACAATGATGCCTGCCCGCGTGTGTACAGAAATCTGTCAGTCATGGCAAACTCGGTCCATGGCACAGCGGTCATGAAATATCTGGTTCCGCCCTGGTCGATCTCCATCTCGCTGTTGGTGATCTTGATGGGCAGGTGCCTCACAGTTATGACATTGCCCAGTGGCTGCCCTTGGTTGTCATAGCCGCGGAACTCCAATGTCAGCAGGTATGGGCAGTCGATGTGATCCGCGAACCTGTTGTTGTTGGCGCCGGCACGCATCTTCTCGTACAATGTCACGCCAAATGGCTCGTGCAGCTCCATCTCTATCTTGGTGAAGTTCATCATCTTGCGCTGCTCGTTGGGCCTGTGCACCGCGGTGATTGTGACCTTTTCAAAAAATATGTCATGTCCTCGGCGCAGGATGTTGTCGGCGTTCCTGTTCCTTGCCCTGAATTTTTCGCCCAGTTCCTTGGTCACGGTCTTGGCCACGTCCGCGTTGCCCTTGTACAGGTCATTGACGTTCTCATTGAATGCGCTGAACCCGCCATCCTTGCCTATGCCGCTGCTCTTGGCGAGCACGTCATGTATCTTCTTGCCCACACGGATGGGATCTCTAAGTTCTTCCCTGCTGATCACCGACAGCGTCCACACGTAGTTGAACGACGCGTACCTCTGCAGTATGTTGGGCTCGATCTTGTTGGTGGCCTGCCTGTTGGTGTTGATGGTCTTGCCCCTGTGGGCATCAGCTAACCTGCGTGCTTGGTCTTGATTAGGGAAGTCCATGTGCTATACGCCCAGGTCATTCTTTAGATTTGAGGCCTTGGGTAACTGTATGACCTTGCCCGGTTTGAAATCATAGATGGGGTCCTCGATCACGTCGGGATTCCTCTGCGCGAACACCCACCACAACCTGGGGGTGCCGTACAAGTCATAGGCCAAGAGGTCCGGCCTGTAGGCGTAGATCCTGTCAATGGTGTAGGCTATGTCGTCCTGGTCCGCTGTGATGGTCCTGGGATTGAGGAAGTCCAGGCTGATGTTGTTCTCTGGAGTGTTGAAGTAGGGAGACGTGTTGCTGTACTTGGCCATTAAATGAATCCTATGCCGTCGTTGCGCCCCGGCGTGTTGTTGAAGCTGCTCAATGAGCCATCCACGAACTGCCTCATGCTGAATTTCTTGATGGTCTCCCTGCTGTACACCGGCTGGAGCTGCACGTTGAACTGGCTGTCAGTGGGCGCCCAGGTACGATTCACAGCTGGGTTGGTCACTGTCCTGCTAAGGTCATCGGTGATGGCGGAGTTATTGATCTGTCTGCTGTTGGACGACTGGTCAGTGGAAATGTAGTCCACTGTGTTCCTTAGATCCACCGTGAAGTTTGTCACCACCACTGGCACGTTGTTGAACACATGATTGCCGTAGCCGTTCAATTTTAAGATTGGTGGGGGATTACCCTTTAGCGTGGAGTTCTCGCCCCCAAAAAACATCTTGGTCACTGACCGCAGGAAATGCAGCGTGGCCACCCAGTGACGGGCGTCCAGATAATTCTGGACCGCAAAATCTCCTATCACGGTTATGGCGGAGACCTCGCTGTGCCCATAGGCATAGAACGGATAGTTGCTGTGAGTCATGGCCATTGGATTGTATGATGCAGTGTGATTGATCAAGACCGATGGCGTGAGCGGGAACACTATGCCATTGAAGGATGACAGCGGCTCCAGCAGTTTGTTGTCGCCGAAGAAAACTTCCCTCAGTTGCCCGTCCGTGGGCAGCGTCAGCTTCACGCGCCAGTCCGTTTGCCCGGACCTGGTGTTCCACTTTGCGGAGGCGTTGACCTTGTCTGCGCCTTCAGCCCCGCGCCTCAATCCCGCACCAAACAAGCGGCCCAGCGTGCGGTTGAAGATGTTACCACCCACTTCGCCCACTGCACGTCCAAACGACGATGTTTCTCCGTTATCAAAAGGTTGCGTTACCATAAAAAATCCAGTATACTTGTGCAATATTTATAGGCATCATAATAGGCGCACTTTATAATCTTCGGGCAGCACAGCAAACAATAAAAAATAAGGAATTACTATGAAAAGAGTGAACTATCTCAACAACCGCGATCTGCTGGCAGAGATACACAAGAGCAAGAACAGCTATTCCTCCTACGTGGCTCCCGAGGACGCACAGTACGACATGATCGTCACGGACGTGAAGAAGATCAACGGCGCCAACATCGCCCGGGCCAGGAAGATGCGGGCCAAGCGGTTGACGGCGCAGGCCTGGGAGGCCGCCAAGCAGCTGGACAACAGGCGCATCAAGATGAGCGACTACGAGGTGTCTCCCAGGAAGGTCAAGAAGACGGACCTGGTGTTCAGGGTCATGACCTTTGACCACGTCACCATGGACAGCGACAGGAAGAAGAATCCCAAGACACGGGCTGACCACCACACCAAGGTCAACTTCCCGCCGTTCCAGCACTACAGGATCACGGAAAAGGGCCAGCTGGTGTGCGTGGGCAAGAGCCACTGGGTGGGCGGCATGAGCAACGGACACTTCAGCAACGACCATGGCAAGATCACTCCCACGCTGGCGCACATGTTCCTGAAGCTGGCGGAGAGATACAGCCAGCGGAGCAACTGGCGCGGCTACACCTACGTGGACGAGATGCGATCACAGGCCCTGATGCAGCTGAGCCAGATCGGCCTGCAGTTCGATGAGAGCAAATCTGAGAACCCCTTCGCCTACTACACCGCGGCCATCACCAACTCATTCACTAGGATACTCAACATCGAGAAGAAGAACCAGAACATCCGCGATGACATATTGGAAATGAACGAGATGATGCCCAGCTACACGCGACAGGCCAAGAACGAGAGCGAGACCGTGGCGGCCAAGAAGCGGCAGAAGGAACTGCACGGCCAGGTAAAGGTCTACAGCAAGACCGCCCTGAAAGAACTCAATCGGCAATACAAGGAGGCTGGCAAATTGTCACTTGCAGATGACAGCAAAACCAAATAATATCTAGCTATGGCATTTTTTAGACGGGCTGCTTGTTTCACTGACATACACTTTGGATTGAAGGGCAACAGCCGGGTACACAACGACGACGGCGAGGCATTCTGTTATTGGTTCATTGAGCAGGCACGGGCACACGGCTGCGAGACCTGCATATTCCTGGGCGACTGGCACCATCACAGGAGCGCCACCAACGTCAGCACCATGAACTACACCGTCAGCAACATGGAGAGGTTGGGCCGGGCATTTGAACGAGTGTAT